TCTATAAACAGAACCCCCGCTTCCTCTACTGCGGACTACGAGGCCAATCCCGATCCCTCGAAGACCTCGTACACCACATCGAGGATCTCCGCGACTACAAGCCCGACCTCGTAATCGTAGACCCATTCTACAAGCTCGCCACAGGAGCAGACGAAAACGATGCCGGTGCTATCTCCGAAGTGGTCAACCGCATGGAGAAGTTCTCCGAACGCCTAGACTGCTCATTCGTCTATGCCCATCACTTCTCAAAAGGAAACAAGTCTGACACAGACCACATTGACCGGGCAAGCGGGTCAGGCGTGTTTGCCCGTGACCCCGATGCCATCCTTACCCTAACACCCCACGAAGAGGAGGATCACCTCGTACTCGAGGCCACCCTCCGAGACTTCCCAACTCCCGACCCTCAAGTGGTAGAATTTTCATGGCCAAACTTTATCCATAAGCCCGATATGGAACCGAAATTAAGAAAGCCAGGGCAGTCCAAAGAGTCTAAAAGATTGAACGATAAGCTATCCACAGCCCTAATCGAACTGCTCAAACCTAACTCGATTATGGGTCTAAATAACCTCCGAAACAAACTAGAAGAGAAAACAGGGGAGCCAATTACACGAGATAGACTCGTAAATCTGATTAAAAAGAGCCGAAATATTAGTGTCTTAAAGACTGAAAAAGGTAAAGAAAACATCTACTCTTATACCGAGTAAAGGCTGTCTCAATTCTGTCTCAAAAGTAGTAGTGGTGGCCTTATAGTAAAACACCACTACTAGTAGTAGTTGAGGCTGTAAGTAGTAGTTGCTCCCCTAGCGGAGCAAACTACTACATTTGCACAGCCTATAGGCGACCACCAGTCAGATTATCATCGTAAAAGATTTGAACCGCTTACTACTCACTCGTGAGAACCGAATACACAGCTTATTCAGGATTGCTCGTAAAAGGCTTTGATCGGGTAAAGATGAGTCAGAAGACTCACTGGATAGGGAAAAGGCTTTTAGGGTACTCTACGGGGCTTTAAAGGCTATGCTAGACTAATTAGTCTTCTGTGCTTTCAAAGTCAGGATCAGAACGAGGGTCAGTTTCGTACCTGATTATTCTCTCCATGCCTTCCTGAGCTAACTCGTCAACCACTTGACCCAGGCTTAACTTTTTACGATGGCCAATCTGCTTAATCAGGTCACGGGTTGCCGGATCAACCATGCAATGGAATCCGACACGGCGAACCCCAGGGCGGTTAGGCGGTCGGCCTGTTTGGTTTGGACGCTTACCACCCCATTCTTTTTTATCGGTCATGCTATCTGTGCTTAATGTTAGGAATAATTTTTTCAATTACATTCCAGCCTTCCTCAGATTGATTTATGAAATCGATTCCTCTGTCGAGCCATGTATTGTGGATCTTTCGCCTTTGTGTCGCTGTAGCGTCTCGCAGGGAGTGCTTATAGTCATGCCCCCAAAAGTAAGCTAAACCCATGTAGTCGGGAGTACCGACCAAAGTTCTGTCGAGCTTATGCAATTCAGAGTATGCGTTCAAAGTAAGTGATGCAGTATGTATGATCATGTGATTAGTCTCCTTATTAAAGTTGGTTTACATCAACATCGCTGAAATCGCAGAAACCTTTTGATATCTCAATGCACCCTTCAGAATCGTCACATATTTGCGCGTTGAAATCGTGAAGTTCATTTCTTTGGTATGCGAACTCAAATACATCATCTTTGTAAGACTGCAATTTTTCCAAGAGTCTTCTCTGATCGAGCGTTAAGGTTTTAAGAAACTGAGTCCTTGTTTGTTCACCTGCATCAATAGCTGAAGTGAGTGGTGAGCGAGTGGCGTTATTTTTTAATTTCATGTTTTTGTTGGGTTAAAGTTAAACTGTAGACCCTCAATCTAGCTTACCTGTACAGAAAAGCAAAATATATTTTACATTTATTTTTACGAATGTTGTAAGTACCTAATAGTTAGTAGGCTAGGGGATGAAAAAAATTACGATTCTACATCCGTAACTTCAGCCTCAATTACTTTTTCGTTCTTGAGATTAGCCAGTTCGGCTCTGATCTCATCGAGGGATAAAGATTTCTTCACCTCAATGGTTTGAGTCGGCTCACCTTCGTACTGGCGATGCTTATCAATTAATATGCCGGTAGCGATAGGAAGAACACCTGATGGGATTTCATCGTCATTCAACTTCGTTATGAGCTTTTCTACCGCAAGATGGGTCGCAGTACCTATTAAAGCTCTTAAATGCTTTTTAGACTCCTTCAGGGTATCTCCTTCACGAGATTTGACTATGGCTATCGTATGAGGAGAAACCTTACAGGTTTTACATATCTGTTTGATAGTCGATCCCTCTGCTAACATCTTAACGACCATCGCATAATCCTGTGGCCTTTGATCGAAGAACTTCTGACCCGTAAATATATTTGGGCAGGCTTCCTCGACCTTTAGATTCGCTGGCAGGTTCTCAGCTTGTTGGTACACCCTGGGTCTTGTAGTCGGCATATAAAATCAATCGGTGAGATAATTTGAGAAAGTATTCTCAATAAGGATTGATGCAAGTCTAATTAGACATAATCCCTATTTCACGAATCATTTTTTGTCCGATTTTCTATAAATATGGTAAATATATAACAAATTATGCTATTTTGCCGAAATCACATAAAAATTTTTAGGCTCTAGGAGGGGGGGAGGGGGTCTGCCAACCGGCCCCGCGATCACCGCCGACCGATTATAGCCCACAAAAAAATTCTGACAAATTGCCCAACCCGAGGTGACCTCCTATCGATAATCTGTTATCATTAGCCATGCCTCTTGAATGGTCACCGCATCCCGCCATCCCGCCTCTCAGCAAGGCAGAGATGCTGCGGATGTCGCCTGAGAGCATCCTCGCCTATTGGGAGAGAAGGGAAGAAGCGATCAAGCTGGAGAAGGATGACCCATATCGTCATGGGTTTGAACTGGATACCTGGAAGTTGGCGGATGAGCAGTTAAAGAATCACTCGGAAATCCTTCTTATGGGGGGTAACAGAGCTGGAAAATCGTTTTACGCGGCCAAGCGGGTAGTCAAATGCCTCGTTGAAAACCCAGGTACTATTATTTGGTGTCTTACTGAAACATCGGCCAATTCGATCCAATTTCAGCAGGCTTTGGTATACAATGCATTACCTAAAGAGTTGAAGTCGTTGGGCAGGGGGAAGGTTGGATATGTGATGTACAGCCTTCGTAATGGCTTCACAGCGTCTAAATTCACGCTAAATAACGGTAGCCAATGTATCTTTAGAAATTGGAGTCAGGACATTTCTACGATTGAGGGTGGAGAGATCGGCTGTCCGCGACCTCCGGTCAACGGGACATATAATATTGGATTTTGGGCAGATGAATTAATACCTATGCCCTGGGTTGAAACGCTAAGATTTAGATGCGTCACACGCTCCCATGCGAGCGAATATGATGGAGTTGTTCGACCGGCAACTGGCATCATCAGTTTCACAGCCGTGGACGGGTGGAACTCAGTGGTAAAGAGTATGCTGACGGGTGCAAAGACTGTGGAATCGGCAAAAGCTGACCTTTTGGATGGTGAGGAGGTTCCATTGGTCCAACAGCCATTAAGAAAAGCCTCGAGTGTGGTGTATTTCCATACAGCGGCCAATCCGTTTGGTGGATGGTCGGCGATGAAGACGCAATTGGAGGGGGAAAAGAGGGAAACGATCCTTTGTCGGGCGTATGGAGTGCCTGTTAAGGCATCTAAAACTGTATTTCCCGCCTTTTCTGACAAGAATATCGTGCAGGCTAAGGAAGTGCCTGTTTTAGCGGACGATGCGGATGCCTCGTGGGTGCTTTCGATTGACCCTGCTGGGGCAAAGCCTTGGACGATGGTGCTGTTTGGGATTGATCCACATGGGGTAGCCTGGGCGGTTAAGGAGTTTCCTGACTTTGACAGTTATGGTGGATGGATTGACCTGACAAAGGGGGATAAGGTTAGTGCAGGTGAGGCGGCACAACCCAATGGGTTCGGATTAAAGGACTATGCAGAGGTGATTAGGCGGATGGAAGGTGATCGATTTGTGGATCGTATCATCGACCCGAGGTTGGGAGCGGCGAGCTATCAGAAATCGGAAGGATCTTCTAATATTATAGATGATTTAGCGGAGGAGGGCTTACCGGTAGTCCCTGCGGAAGGTTTGGATATCGAGACGGGCTTACAGGCGATTAATAATTTACTGGCATGGGATCGTACTAAGGAGATGGGGCTGGGGAATCATCCCAAGCTGATGATTTCGGATGAGTGTCAAAACTTAGTAGCCTGTATGCAGGAGTATCAGACGGGTGATTTAAAGAATCCGGCTAAAGACATGGTGGACTGTGTGAGATATTTCGCTGTGGGAAATTTTGAATACTTTGACCAGGAGGAATTGGTCGGAACAGGAGGGGGGAGTTATTGATATGAGTAATAAGGTGATGCCTGGGCATCGTAATCAGATTGTATTATTAAGGCAGGCTGGGGAGACATGGCCGAAGATCGCCAAAGCGGTCGGCTTCAGCCGAGCGACTGTGCAGAAGGTATATAAGGAGGAAGTGGCGAAGGAAGCACCTCCTGTGATTGAGGTGGAAAAGCCGAGGTATGAGAAGGCCAGGGTATTATCGATGGTCCCGAACCCTCGTTTAATGAGGATATATTTTGAGGATCGGGATGAGATTGGTGTGTGCGTGAAGAGGCCACAGGACAATCACCCGCCCAAGAGTCAGATATTAGTGAAGAAAGTAGATGGGGAGGAAAAGCTGTACAGATTGGTATGAACCGCCCCAGGCGAAGGATAATCGCATTAACGCGATGCTTCGTGAAATGGTGGTGGAGCAGGGGCTAGAATCCTTGGTTACAGGAAACGAGCCAAGACCATTAACGATTCAGGAAATTGCTGACTTCGTTGGGGTTGGTTTCACATCGCTTCAGAGAATTGAGCAACAGGCTCTGAATAATTTGAGAAAAAAAATGTTAAACTTGAAAGGTTAAAATGGAAACGGAAGTACAAATATATGAGGAAAAGCCTGATGTGGATGGGCTTAAAGAGGATTTTGAACGGGCAAAAGCAAACCTTAGTTGGTGGATGGATAAAGCCGAGGATGCTCGGGAGGTTCGCTTTAACGAATGGGCGGGAAAGAGTGGAGATGGCAAGAAGCATGGGCCTGAAGCGTTCCCATTTGACGGTGCAAGTGACCTGGACGCTGGCGTTATAAACCCTCTGATTGATGGGGATGTCGCGACTCTCACGCAGGCCCTGTCGCAGGCCAACCTGGTAGCCGCGCCTGTGGAGAGCGGTGACATAGCATCGGCCAAGCTGGTGAGTGAATTTTTGAAGTGGCGAATGGGTACGATGGATGAACTGATGAGGGAGTCATCCATTGGGGCAAATTATTTATTGCAGAATGGGCTGACTTTTTTTGGTACATACTGGAAGCAGGAGAAGACGAGGAAGTTTGAGCCTATTAGTTTGGACCAAATTGCGGAGCAATCACCTGAACTGGTTATGGCTATCCAAGACCCTGAAATGAAGGAGGGAGTCGAGGAGATGTTTTATCCGATGTTCCCTAACCTGAAGAAGAGACGGGTGAAGAAGATGCTTAACGAACTTCGCAAGACAGGTGAGACCGAAATTCCGACCGAAAAAGTGGTCGTTAATCGTCCGGCAGTTAAAGCGTATGAGCTTGGGCGGGAATTAATCGTGGACAGCAATGTGATCGACCTGGAGTCCGCCCGTTCCATCCATTGCTTGCATTACTATACGCCTGAAGCATTGAAGCAGAAGGTCAATGAGGGATGGGATGCCAAGTGGATCGATGAAGCTATTGAGAAGGCTAAAGATTTTTACGAGGAGGAAAGATACTCCGACTCCATGATGTCCTATGACTATGGGAACAATTATGGAAGCCAGCACTACGAGGGATTGATTAAGGTTATTACTACCTATCGCAAGGAGTTGGATGAGGATGATGTGCCTGTAGTTACCAAAACCTGCTGGACCGAGGAGATGGAAGAAGCTGGGTTCCATAAGCCTGTCGGATATGACGAGGGAAGATATCCATTTGTGTGTATCACAAGAGAGCATTTAAACCATCGTTTATTGGACTCTCGGGGATACCCTGAGTTGCTGAAGAGTTATCAGATTGCGGCCAAGACAGAGATGGATGCTCGGCGTGACCAGGCAAGCATGACCACTTTCCCTGCTGTGGAATATCCGATTGGTCGCCGTCCCGAGCGTTTGGGCCCAGGTGCATTCTTGCCTGTGCGTAGGCGTGGAGAGGTTGGATTTGTGGAGACACCGAGGTATTCACCAGCATCGACACAGGTGGAGATGGATATCCGCAAGCTATGCAATCGCATAACCGGTCGGGCGACTGGTCCTGAAGATGCGGTGGAAGCCAATGTGATTAAACAGCACCTGGTAAACTGCTGGCTAAATGGATGGAAGGAGATCCTCAAGAGAGTGTGGTGCTTGGATCGTACTTATTCAGGACCGATGATATGGTTTCGGGTAACAAATAACGAGCAAGGCGCACAGCTTATCTTGGATGAAACTGCGGAGTTGTATGATTTTAATATTTCATGGAACTCAATGAACGCAGACGAGGAAAAGGTCATACAAAAGCTGGATACCGTTGGTAAGCTAATGGCAACCTATGATCGTCAGGGGACGGCTCGCTACGATGTATATCTCCGTAAGGTACTGGAAGCAATCGATCCAAACCTAGCAAGTCAGCTTATCATGCCTACACAGGAAGCCACAACGAAGGAGATTATCGAGACATCCAATGACATTGCCAAGATCGCATCTGGTCAGGTTGTCAATGCACCCGAGCAGGGGGCGAATGCACAGCTTCGCTTGCAAGTATTACAGCAATACATCCAAGGGTCTGAAGCTATACCAGCGACCGATGTGCAGGAGAGACTGCAAAACGATGAGAACTTTGCGAAGAGACTACAGACCTATGCTAGCCAATTAGAGTTCCAGCAACAGCAACAGCAGAATGCTCGGATCGGACAGCTAGGGACTACCCCAGGCAATGTACCAGGCACAGCAGTAGCGGCATGACTTTAACATACAGAGGAATGAAGTTCGCTGGGGTGAATAAGCCCAAGCGTACACCTAATCACCCAACCAAGTCCCATGCAGTTGTTATCAAGAACGAAAGGGATAAATATCAATTGATTCGATTTGGTGAACAGGGTGCCAAAACTGCTGGAAAGCCAAAGAAGGGTGAGAGTCAAGCGATGAAACAAAAGCGTAAAAGTTTCAAAGACAGACACGCCAAGAATATCGCAAGGGGTAAAACATCTGCGGCTTATTGGGCTGATAAAGTTAAATGGTAATGAACAAGAAGAAACCTGGACTATGGGCGAATATCGCCGCCAAGAAGAAACGCATCAAAGCAGGCTCGGGGGAGCAGATGAATAAGCCTGGGGATAAAGGCTATCCATCAGCAAAAGCGATCAAAGCATCCCAAGGAAAGCGTAAAAAGAAATGACGATACAAGACGCAGTTGCTGGGCTGAAGGACTTAACTGAGTTCAAAGCCTTAGTTGAATTTATAAAAGAACAGAAAGAATCGTGTTTAGTAGATTTCATGGATTACCAGCACATCGACAGCCCCGAGAAACTTGCCCGACTATCGGGTGAGATTGCCGCCTTTCACCGCATTATAACATTGATCGATGAGAAAGATGACTGAGACTCCTCATCAGAAATTCAAGACCGAGCATCGAGCCTTATTAAATCGATGGCTGGAGGAGTCTGATATTGAGGATATGGACATGGCGAAGATTGCAATGGACGATCTAAACGAGTGGTTGGGAGAAGATGTATTGGAGTTCGAGAGCGAGATAGACCTTTCGGACGAAGATGAAGAGGAAGGGTAACCTCTACGAACAGCAGTTTTTCATCGAGGCACTCAAGAATGGCCTCGAAGTATTTACCCCATTAGGGGATTACCTCCCGCAGGACTGCATCGTAATGAACCAAGCTGGCCGAGCCTTTAAGGTGCAGGTCAAAGGCACAGGTGGTTTGATGAAAGAAGGCAGGGGTGGAATTGGCAGGTATATGGTTACTGCGGCCACCGGCTCCAAAGAGAAAGATCCAATCGATTGTACAAAAGTTGATGTAGTGGCGGCATATGTGGAACCTCGCAACTGCTGGTACTTGATCCCATGCCTGCAAGTGTCGGGCATTCGATTAACTTTATGCCCTCACAACCCGCAGAGCCGAGGGAAATATGAGAAGTTTTTAGAAAATTGGGAAGTTTTTAAAGTTTCCTGAATAATTGTCGTTTTCATCTGCTAAAATTGTCATTGGCGGGGTGTATCTACTCCGCAGAACAACGCAAGAGAGTGCGAACTCTTCAAACGCAGAGAAATTATGGCAGAAACAGTTATTAGCGAGGCTCCGGCTGAGACGGGAGCAGAAGACA